CGCCTCGTTCGCAATGAGGAGGTCAGGGGTTCGATTCCCCTCAGCTCCACCACCGCCCGCGATAACGCTTTGAATTTGCATCGCAATTCCTTCTAAGTGGCTACCGCCGGCCAGGGTGGTAGCCACTTCTGTTTCAGGGTTGTTCCTTCGGCGGCCGATCCAGCTTCACGACAGCCGCCGCCGCGAGCCGCCGTTGGTTCACCTCGGCCGCATACCGCTCGACTTCCGCGAGCGACTTGTGACCCGTGATGCTCATGACCTGATGCGCCGTCGCACCCGCCTCTAGCAGCCGAACGACGGTGGCCTTCCGCAGCCCGTGCGGCGACAGGCCCTTCGGCAAGCCCGCCTTTGCTGCGCAATCCACGAACCAATTGTAGAAGGCAGTCGGCGAGGCAAACGGCGCGCCGAGCTCAGTCATTAGGAACGCCAGGTGCTTCGCCTGCGGCAGTTCCGCGCGCAGGGCGTGATGCAGCGGCAGTGCGAGCAACGTGCCCGTCTTCTGCTGCTTCACCAGAATGGACCCGCCGCGCACATGCTGCGGCCCCATGCGAATCACGTCGCTGCGCCGCTGGCCCGTATAGAGCAGGAGATACAGCGCGAGCCGGGCGCGCGTGCCGCTGTGCCACCGCGCTTCGAAAGCAGCGATGTCATCCTCCGACCAAGTGCGGATCGGCGTCTTGGTGTACTTCACCCGTCGCACGTCCCGCATGGGATTGTCGTTTCGCCACCCGCGCTCGAAGGCGAATTGGAGGATCTGGCGCAGCACATTGCGCAGCGCGTTCGCAGCGGCCGGCGTCTTGCTGCCCTGCCTGTCCAGAATGGTCAGAAGATGACGCGCCTGCACATCGGCGACGGCGTCATCCTTGAAGTCGGTCAGGAAGCGTTCGAGGTGCGCCCGGTAGGTGCGCTGCGACGGCGGCTTGAGGCTGGTGAAGCCGGTCGATGCGTACCAGGCCGCCGCGAGGGCGCCCATGCTGCCCGGCTGCGACTTCCCTGCGCCGATCGGCTGCGGCTTCTGATCCAGAGCGGCGGCGTAGGCTGCGTTGAACGCCTTCGACCCCAACGGACCAGGCAGCCGGATGCGAATGTCGCCGCGGCGGAAGTAGATGTACTCCCGGCCGCCCTTCACATAGCGGTGCACGAAGTCGAGATTGATCTTCGCCATCATTCGAGCACGCGGTCCCATTTGTTCGGGCGGGCAGTCTGTGCCGCTTTCCGCGCCTCGACCCAGGAATCCAAATCGCGCACGTCCCAGCCCTTCACGCCCTCGGTCATCTGCACGGGCTGCGGCGCGCGTCCTGCGGCTGCTTCCTCGCGCAGCTTGGCCACGCTCATGCCAACGTAGATTGCAGCCAGTTCGCCGCGCAGGATGCGCGGCAGGATCGGCAGCGGGGCCGTGGCCTTGGGTGGCGGGATGCCGGCGGCGTCACTCATGCGCCCTCGCGCTGCTGGAAGTGGATGCCGGCCGCGGCGGACACGGAGGCCAATAAACCCGCCCGCCGGCACTGCGCGGTTTTGCCCCACTCACGCAGTTGGGGGACGCCGAGAGGACACGCCCAATCCCCTCTATCGCCAGCGCCCTGGCGGTCTGCATCAGAACGAGCCGTTCAGGCGCACATCGACGGTGCCGGACGGGTTCGCCGCGACGCTGACCGCAACGCCGATCAGCGTGTTGCCGCTGGCCGTCTTGTTCACCACCTTGGCCGTGTCGTCCCAATAGACCCGATCGCCGAAGGCGATGGCGAGGGCGGAAGTCTTCGGCAGGGTGAAGACGCCGAGCGTGTCCAGCACCACCTCGGCACCTGAATCGGCGGCGCCGGCGGCCACGCCGAACAGACTGCCAATCAGGGCGCCGTTGCCGGAGGCGAGCGCATAGGGGGCGACGGCCGTCACATTCTCCCCACGCTGAACGTAATTCCGCATGTCAGAGTCCTTTCGATGTGGCGAAGCGGATGGTGGTCGGTGCGACCCGCGACGACTGCATTTCCGCGATGCGGCGATTCAGATCGGACAGGGCCGCCTGTATCTCGCGATCGCTGTTGAATACCGTCTGCCGGTCCTGGAATTGGATCGACCGAACGCCCGTTGATCGCTGAAGCATCAGCTCGTCTCGGGCGCTGATCAGTTGCTCGAGCGTCACGCGCCGGGGTTCCGATAAGCGCCGCGCCAATCCACCGCGCCGCAACCGAAGTCGAGCACGACGCGGAACTCCATGCCGAGCACGTCCCAGCCCTCGCGGCTCGCGATCTGCGGCCCCTGTGCGCTGGACAGGTAGGCATATTCGAGCACCGGCAGCACCGCCGGGTCAGCGAAGATGTACCATGCGTTGCCGGAAAGGCGGGGTTCCACCAGCGGCGTCAAGCGGCCCGAGAAGGGGTTCGCGTCGTCGCTGGTCGCCGCGTAGATAGACGCCAGCAGCTTCTCCACCGTGGTCTCCAGCGTCGGCGAGATGAGGATGAATTTCCCCGTCGCATTGACCGGCGTCACGCCGTCGATGCCCTTCTGCGTGCGCATCGCGAGGCGCGCGGCGCTGAGGGTGGCTTCGGTCGGCGCAGCGCCCGACGCGGCCAGGTTGCCGTGGTCGGTGTGAAAGAGGCGCTTCCCGTCGCCCATGTTCGGCCCGGTGCCGCTGGCCTGGGTCAGCAGGGTCACGAGCTGGTCGGCCTCGGTTTCCGCCGCCGCGCGGCCCATCGCCTGCGCCCAATCGCTGAAGGCGCCGAGGTCGTCATTGACGATGGCCGGCCGCGAGAGGCTGAAGAGCTGACCGAAGGTCTCGAGGCTATAGCCCTCGGTCGCCTCCGCGCGACTCGCGCTCTTGATCTCGCCAGTCTCGGGAACCCGCTTCAGCTTCGGCAGTTCGCCCAGCTTCAGCATCGTCTTCGGCCGGAAGTCGGTCAGCAGCGCCTGGCGGGCCAGGGTGCGCAGCGGATTGGGTGCCGCCTGGTAGCCCGCCATCAGCACCCGGTTGCCCGTGCCCGTCAGCAGGTTCGGGAAGTCGCTGGTGGTGTGCATCGCGCGGGTCAGCAGCTCCTCGCGGGAGCTGAGGCCGATGCGCTCGCCGCGCATCTCCAGCGTGATGCGCGCCATGTCGGCGAGGCCCTGGGTCATGTAGGGCCGGGCGCCGTCGCTGGGCGCCTGAGTCGGCATCATGCGGCAGACCAGGGCTTCCTGCATGTGCCGCAGCCGCACCGCCGGGTCTTCGCTGGACTGGCCGACTTCGACGCGATGGTTGCGGATGGTGCCGCCACCGCGCCGCACCAGCTCCTCGAAGGCCGCGCTGCGCGCCTCCTCGATGCTGGCGCCGCGGTCGATCAGCCCGTTGGCGAAGGTGCCGTCGAGGCCGGCCGCTGTGGCGACAGTGCGAATTTGCTGGTTGGTCTCCGCGCGGTTTTCGTTGGCCGGCGGATCCTGGGTGGTGGTCTCGCTCAAGGTCGAGCTCCTCGTTGTTGCGCCGGGGTCCGCCGGCACGGGGACGAAAGACAGCTCGCTCGGTGTCCATTCGATTGCGGTTTGGGTGCGGATGCCCGTGCGGGGGTCCACCTCCTCCCGCCGGCGCTGGACGCTGTAGCCGACCGAGACATTGCGGATGACGCCTGCCTGCACGTCGCGGACGATGGGCTCCACCTCAGGCCGCGAGCTGAAGCGGATACGGGCGGTACCGCGACCGCCTTCGATCGCGGCTTCCTCCACCACTCCCAGCACGTTGCGCAGGCCGCGGTTCTGGTGGTCATCGAGCACCGAGGCGCCGCGCAGGCTGTCGAGGTGGACATGCCCCGGCGCGAGGCTCAGCACCTCGCGATAGGAGCCGCGGGTGTCGCGACGATTCACCGCGGCGCCGGTGGTCCAGATGACGTCCACCGTCCGCGCCTCGGCATTGAAGGAGGCGGGCGCGATGGAGGCGCTGCGCATGATCAGGTCATGCGGCATCGGGGGTTTCCTTCTGCTGCTGCTGGGGTGGGGGAGCGAGACCCAAGGCCTCCTCACGCTGGCGGTCGGCCGCGATCTCAGCGTCCAGCTCCTCGATGTCGTAACCGCGCTCCGCGACCGCCTGGCGGCGCGACTTCAGCCGAGCGTCGATGGCGGCGACTTCAGCCTGGGCGTCCTTCAGTGGGTCCACCCAGGGCTGGGCCGGCGGATACCATTCGGCGGCGAGATAGTCCTCGACGTGCGTCTCGAAGTCGGGCGCCTCGATTGCGCCGGTCAGCACCGCCAGCGTGACGAAGCGTTCCCATACGGGCCGACAGAACTGGTGCACCACGACGCCGAACTGCACTGCCTCCACACGGCTGCGGAACTCGACCAGGCCGGCGCGCAAGCTGCTGTAGTTCGCCTGCGTCAAATCCCCGCTCACAAGATGGTCGGGGACACCAAGCCCAGCGGCGACGGCGCGAAGCTGAAGCCTCAGGAAGTCGATCAACTCCTTGGCTTCGTTCGGTTGGGCGAACTTGATATCGAAGCCGGACGGAACGACCTTCAGCGTGCCCGGTTCAAGCCCGCTGGTCAGGATGGAACCGGCCTGGCTCCCATCGAACGGCTGCTGCCCGCCGGTGCCGTTCATGTCCGTCAGAAACCCAGCGAACATTGCCGCAATCTTCTGGCGCATAAGCGCTGCATCTTCGAGCTGGTCGAGCTCATGCAGCCGGGCGAGGATGGTGGCGAGCCAGGAAATGCCGCGCACCTGGCCGGGCGCGAGGGGCTGGAAGAGGTGCAGCACATCGGCCGCCGGGACGCGGATCGGCGGGCCGAAGCCGGCGAAGAGGTCGGTCGGGCGGCGCCGCAGGATGTGATAGGCGACACGATTGCCGGCGGCGTCGAATTCGATGCCGGCGACGATGCGGGCCTCCCCGCCAAGCTCCACCGTGTGCGCCTGGTCCACCATGTCGCCGTCGAGCACGCGTAGGCGCAGCGGCACGCCGGGGCCGGTGCCGTGCTGCATCACAGTGAAAGTCTCGCCGCCTTCGATCGTGTTGCGCACGGCGAGCGCCTGAAGGCCGTAGAAGTCGGTGATGCCATCCGCATCGGCACGGGCGACCCAGCGCGCCCAGGCAGCTTGCAGGACCTTGCGCATGGCGGCGTTGGAGTGCCGGCTGGTGGGGCGGATGCCGCAGCCGACGATGGCGTTCACCAAGGCGGCGATGCCGTTCACCAGCCACGGATTGTTTCGGCTGAAGTACGCGCCGCGGCGCCGGACAGGCTGCGCGGCAGCGGCAATCTCGGCGTTGATCGGGCCGAAGGTCGGAGCGTTCTGCCACCGCACGCCGCCGCCCGCCGCGTCAAAGCGGCGCTGGCGCGTCGGCGGGAGGGGGTGGCCGGTGGCGTCGAGGAGCATCAGGCGCTCGCCTGCGCGACCTTGTTGAAGGCAGCCACGAAGCGCTGCATCAGGCTCGACAGCTTGAGGACGATCAGGAAGTCGCTATCGATACCGATCTCCTGAAGCTGGCTGATGACCTTCAGGAGCCCGTCCGGCCCGTTGGCAATCAACGTGTAGGGCAGCGTGAGACCGTCCTCCGCATTCCCCACCATTGTCGGGATGACGCAGTAGTGGTTGGGGCGATCCCAATCCCCGATCCCGGCGCCAGGGCCGAAGTCGTAGCCGACACCGGTAAACTTTGCGGCCGTGCTGGCGGTGATGCCGCGCTTAAGCGCCTCCGCCATCAAGCAAAGACCGAAAATCTGCTTCGCGCTGAAGCGGCTCTGAGGCGAGCCGCCACGGTCATCTTCCCAGGCATACATTCCGTGGAAAAGACCGCGGTTGCGCCACTGGCGCAGCGTGTTGGGCGTGAGGTCGTAACCCGTCACCTCGGCGACGACCTCACAAGCCTGGGCGGGAAGCATTGCGTCCATGGGGCACCTCTGCGTTAGATCGCCTCATCTGTAACGCTTCATTTGAAGCGCTTCAAGTGAATTGATCTGACCTAGCCCGTCAGCCCGCGTAGATCGTCCGGTCCCCAATTCCGGGGACCGGACCGTCACGCAGAACTGCGATCACGCATGCCCCCGCTGGATCGCCGACAAATGCCGGAACCACTCGTCGCTCAGCGCTTCGTCGCTGATCCCGGCCAGGCGCAGCAGATCCCAGAGCAAGTCCCAGGCCCATGCATGGCAAGTGAAACTGAACTCGGACGGGTCGCCGTCGCTCATTGCCTCATGGGTGGCGATTCGGGCCTTCGCCAGGACGCCCGCCATGGTCTGCGGCTCGGCTGCCGCGATGAAATCGGCAGTCCGGCAATAGGCGGCCCAGAGAGGGCAATTCTCCGAATCGTCGCGCTTATTGGGGGTAATATTGTAGGTGAGCAGGTTCGTCAGGTGTTCCTGGCAGACCCGGATCAGCTCGGCATCGGGATTCGGCGCCGTTGCGGCCTGGGGTATGGCTGTTACAGCAATGGGTGCGGCGAGCAGTGCCCGGCGGGTCGCGCTCATGCGTCCGTCCTCCGCTCGCGGGCGAGGCGCACGGTCAGGACGTGGC